CAAGAGCTGTCCGTGGCATCAGGGGTCAATTATGGTGTAATACGTCTGATGCGGCGGGGGCGGCTGATGAAGCCCTGGAAACTCGGGAAAGTTTGCAAGGCATTGGGGATCCGGGTAGAGGATATCGTGCAGACAGAGGAAGGGGGTGAACAAAGCCATGAGACACAGACCGCGTGACCGCCCAATGACGGACCGGCAGCTGGTGAGAGTGCTGGCGGGACTGGTAGTAGTATGGGGAGCCATGGTATTAGGGTACATAGCCATGGCATAAAAAAGAGCGCTTACATAAGCCATTGCAGTGGCGTAAGCACTCAGATAATCAATCAACTTTATTATAAATCAGTAGGAGGAATTCGTCAAATGAGAAAATTCGAACTGATATATTATTTTTCTGGCGGAAGCCAGTTTGCCTGCGAAATCGAAGCGGAAGATATGGCTACTGCCGGCGGCATAGCGGAAGGAATGGAGCTGCGGTTGTCAGGCTGCAAAGGCTATGACCTGTACGTCAAGAAGGAGGACAAGTAGTATGGAAGACATTAAAATAACAATTCCATTAGAGGAATATAAGCAGCTAATATCGATTGAGGTCAAGGAAAAGTTTTTAGAGAATCGTGTTAAGAGAAGCAAATACAGTATTGAAAGATCAGTTATTGCCGATATATTCGGATTTGAGATACCGAAAGATGGTGAGTAGCCCATGTACGGAAATAGATATGTCTGTGAATACTGCGGGGCCTACAATGACCCCAGCGAACATTGTGAATGTCAAATAAGGCAGATTAAGGCGTTAAGGAAAAGACACGTCACAGATGAAATTATAGAAAAATTGGAGGAATCAGAATGGATGCAGGAAGAATTAAAGATTTATTATTAGGAACTGGTCGTGAAGGAATGAGTGGTCTAATTAAATATATGGAGGAATATGGCTTTTTTACAGCTCCGTGCAGTACAAGCTATCATCTGGCAAAAGAAGGCGGACTTGCCGAACATAGCTTGAATGTCTTTACGGTTGCAGAAGAGTTGTATCACCTGTGGGAGCTGCAGGCAGTAATACCGGAAGAAAGCGTAACCATATCTGCACTGTTACATGATATTGGTAAGATGGGACAGTTTGGAAAGGCTTATTATGTCCCCAACATGCTTAAAGGACGCGCAACTAAGACAAACCCGAACCCGGAGCCGTACCAGTCAGATAAAAAGCCATACGTTGGGAACTCGGAATTGCTGTATGTAGATCATGAATGTAGGGCATTGTCAATCATTTCAAAATATATTGATCTGACAGAGGAAGAGCAACAGGCGATTCTCTGGCACAATGGCCTGTATGGTTCATTCAGATATCAAATTCAGGGGAAAGAGACCCCGTTGTATCTCTTGATCCATTTTGCAGATATGTGGGCCAGCAGAGTCATAGAAGCTGAAACGACAGATTTTGAGGAGGAATGATAAATGTCAAAAGTTATATGCATAGCTGGAGAATCTGGATCTGGAAAAACAACCTCTATGAGGAATCTGAACCCACAGAGTACATATTACATTGATGCTGATAAAAAGGGATTATCTTGGAAGGGATGGAGAAAACAGTACAGTCCTGAGAATAAAAATTATCTTGCATGCGACGATGCGAATGTTGTGCGGCAGTATATTAAGAGGATTGCGGAGGCCTGCTTACAGGTCAAGGTCATTGTAGTAGACACTATAAATGGCCTTATGATAGCCGATGAAATGCGGCGTAGTAAGGAAAAAGGATATGACAAGTGGGTCGATCTGGCGACTTGTGTCTGGGATATGATCGTAGAGTGTTACGATTACCGGGAAGACCTGACGATTGTATTTACAGCTCATACGCAGACCGAGACCGATGATGCCGGATACCGATTCACAAGGATTCAGACATCAGGCAAGAAACTAAATAAGATTGTGCTTGAAAGCAAATTCACAACAGTTTTACTCTCTAAATGTGTAGACGGGCGATATCTGTTTGAAACCAGAGCAAACAATAGTACGGCGAAGTCTCCTATGGGAGCATTCGAAGATTTTGAAATAGACAACGATATTGTGGAAGTAATAAAGGCATTGGAGGAATTTTAAATGAGAAAAATCGAAGGATACAAAGAAGCGCAGACATATTCAGACCAGGAGCGACTGCCAGTTGGTGGATACATCCTTGGGATTAAGAACGTGGAGTATAAGGAAAATGACTGGGGTGATGTAATCATTCTGTCATTTGACATTGAAGAGGGCGAGTTTAAAGGATTTTTCGCTAGGAATTACAAGGAACAAACTGGTGAAGATAAAAAATGGAAAGGTACATACCGCCTACGCGTTCCTAAAGATGATGGTAGCGAACAAGATATATGGACTCTCAGAAGGTTCAAGACAGTTATCACAAACTTTGAGGAAAGCAATAGTGGTTTTCATTGGGATTGGGACGAGCAGAAACTCAAAGGAAAGAAGATAGGTGCATTATTTAATAACAAAGAATACAACTTTAATAACCGTTCAGGATTTTTTACAAACTGCCATTCGCTGGTGACTGTTGAAAAAATTAAAAGTGGAAAATTTGAAATCCCAGCAGATACGCTTCTCAAAACAGGATCTGCATATTCAACGCAGCAGGCTCAAGATTCCGATGGATTCATGAATATTCCGGATGGAATTGACGAACAGCTACCATTTAACTAAGCATGACACCTTTTGAACTGAAGGCTTCTCTGGAATCCATGAAACTGCTCGTGGATACCAGAGAGCAAAATACAGAGAAGTTAAGAGATAGAATATCCGCCTGTGGTTTACCACATGAGCGTCGCAAGTTGGATGTAGGTGATTATTCTTGTGCCTGCATTCTGCCAGATGGATCAGAGCTGGATTTCTCAAAACATATTGTAATTGAGCGCAAAATGAATCTGGATGAGCTCTGCCAGTGCTTCGGCAGGGAACGGGCCAGGTTTGAGAGAGAGTTTGATAGGGCCGCAGAAGCTGGTATAAGGATTTACCTGTTGGTAGAAGGTGGAACCTGGGAAAAGGTTTATAACGGCAAATATCGCAGCCTTTTTACCTCACAGGCATTAGTGGCAAGCATTGACGCTTTCCGAGCAAGATATGGTATGCAACTCGATTTTTGTAAGGCTGAGACAACGGGGAGGTTGATTCATGACATATTATATCGGGAGCTGAAAGAGTATCTGGAAAGAATGGAGGAGTAGGCAAATGACCAAAGAAGAGATTAAGGCAACATATTCCATGTGGGACATTCTGGCCAGATACGGCATCCAGCCCAACCGATCAGGTTTCATCCCGTGCCCCTTCCACAAAGGGGATAGGGAGCCTTCTATGAAAATTTATAGAGACGGCTATAACTGCTTTGCCTGCGGGGCCAATGGGGATATATTTTCCTTCGTCATGGAGATGGAGGATCAGGGCTTTAAAGAGGTGTATTTGAGCCTTGGCGGAACTTACGAGAACGAAACCTACAGCGATAAGCTAGCGCGGTATCATGCCATGAAAGAGCAGAAAATGAAGCGTAAGCAGGCTGTTGAAATGAGGGCACGCAAGAAATTGAACAATGATCTGATTGACATATTCAGGAATGGATACCGGAAGTCAGAGCCATTATCCGATGCATGGACAGACTGCTACAATGCCCTGCAGTATCAGTTGTACCTGCATCAAATATTAAACGAAGCGAGGTGATAGCATGGAGCCTTTGGACAGGCTTGATAAACAATCAATACTGGCAGAAACAGTTTTCAAAGAACTGTTCAGCCAAGAGGACGAAATTAAGAAGGCAAGACTCATGCTTGATCTGGAGGATCGAGCTGAAGAGCTCGGGGTAAAAACCAAGTTTAGAACTATGCTGAATGCATATAAGAGAGTAGAGAAAGAAATGCAGAAAAGAGGTGATAACTCTCCGAGCCTTGTGGAAAACTGGACGAATTTCACAGGGCCTTATGATAATATGCGCTGCGGCTTATGGATAGCATCAGATAGAGGAATCTATTCACAGAAAGATGGTGGATTGGAAGAGACGGCTTGTTATCATCCTATTCTGCCAGTGGAACGCTTAAAGAATTTGGAGACAGGTGACGAGCAGTTAAGGCTGGCGTATAAGAGAAACAACCGCTGGGAAGAGATAATTGTGCCGAAGGACCTGGTTGCTACGGCAAGTAAGATTACAGCCCTCTCAAAACGAGGGGTGGCTGTAACAAGCGAGAACGCGAAACTGCTCGTCCGCTTTCTATCAGATGTAGAGAATTTCAATGATAACGAAATCAACGTTCAATATTCCAGCAGTAAGTTGGGTTGGATAAAAGGCGGTTTTATTCCTTATGACAAAGATATCGTATTTGATGGTGATAGCCGTTTTAAGCAGGTATTTGAAAGTATTGAGGAGCGTGGAAGCAGGGCTAAATGGTACAGCCATGTGAAGCAGCTGCGATCCACAGGCCGGTTGGAAATAAAATTCATGATGGCTGCTGCATTTGCCAGTGTCTTAATCGGCCCGCTGGGCGCCCTGCCATTTTTCGTGGATCTTTGGGGAGAAACGGAAGGAGGTAAGTCCGTCACGCTAATGCTGGCATGTTCTATATGGGCGAACCCGGACGAGAGTCGGTATATAGGAGATTTTAAGACAACTGACGTAGCTCTGGAGGCCAGGGCGGATCTGCTGAACAATCTGCCAATGATGCTGGACGATACCAGTAAAACATCGGCCAGGATCCGGGACAATTTCGAAGGCATTGTATATGATCTGTGCTCTGGAAAAGGAAAGAGCCGATCTAATAAAGAGCTGGGAATGAACCGGGAGAACAGGTGGAAGAACGCTATCCTGACGAATGGAGAGCG